GGATTCGATTTCAACAATGGGCCAATCTTGACTATTAACTGTAATTTTATCAGTAATTAAGGGTTCAACAACTGAGGCTTCAATTATCAGTTGCCTATCAGAACTTGTTATTCTAGTGCCATCAATTAAATTTTCAGGGTATTTTTTCATAATACCCTTAGGTGTATATACCATATCCTCGGCTTCTACAAGAATATCTCCTGTAACAGGATCTATTTCTTCGTCTATTTCTCGTGTAATAGTAACATCAGTCCCAAACTCAGTTATAAGTTCAGTAGCCATTTCGGCCATTTCAGAATAAAAAGACATTAACCCCTCATTAACTCTACAGACATGAGACCAACGTTATTTAAAAGAGGCTTTAACGCTTCTGTAGCTCTTGTTTTAATAACATTAGACGATAAACTTTTTGTCGTTGTATCAGCATATTTACGACTTACTGCCCCATCTACAGCTTCTTCAAGTACAACCCCTTTACTAAAAGAGCGATTATAAATATCCACTGACTGGGAAAGGTCTATAATTAACTCTAGTTGGGCTGTCTTTGCTTCAGTAGGGATTTCATCAGATTCCCAGGCAAACCCGTTAATTATAACACCGCTGCGTGGGTAGGGTAGCGTTTGGTCTCTGTCAACTCTATACCCCTTTAACTGACTTTCAATAGAATAAAAATATTGCATAGCTTTAATAAGATAAACGTCTGTTGCCACCTCATCAGCTAAAGTAATACCAAAAGTTAGAGCATAAGCAATAGCTTCAGCACGAGTAACTAAGCTGTTTGCATTTTCAACGATTGACCCATCTTCAATAATAATCGTCATGCTGCTCCCTCGTACTCATATTCTTTGGATTGCAATAGGTTTTTATATTTTTCAGTGTCCTCAAGTACAAGCACAACTTTTCGTTTCTTTTTGAACTTAATAACTGCTCGGGTCTGGAAAGGAATTATTTCTTTAACACTGTTTTGCTGAAAACCCTGTGCTTCCTCCATCAATTCTAAAATTTTTGTAGGGTTAGGTTTCCTGTAGCTTTTCATTGTGTTAATAGAAATTCCAAAAGCTTTCAGGTACTCCCTATGTAAAGAATTTTCAATTAAAGCACGTTTTCCAGCATTTTCAGAGCGGGGATGGAATAAATGATATGCTATACCGGGCAACCGTTGACAAAGAGATTTACTACGTAAAAAAGCTGCTGAATAGAAAAATATTCGATCCTCGCAACCCCATTCGATAAACCTTTCGTCCCACCCACCTATTTCTTTTAAAAGAGTAACAGGAATTGCAAAAGACCCAGAGCATTGAAACTTTATTAATCTTTTCTTTTTAACGACGTTCCCAGTTGACACATAATCCCGAGTTTCTTGAGCATTCATTTTCGAAAGGTCAGTATAAGCAAGAACCATTTCCTCGGTATTTTTTGCAGTTTCAACAGCTTTACGAACCTGCTCTTCGGGGGTAATAATGTCAGCATCTGAAAAGAAGACAGTATCATTATTCTCTAGTTCGTCTTCAAAAACTGCGTTACGAGCAGCTGCTCTTGAAAACGGGCTAGAGGACAAGATTTTTACATTAAAATCCTCAATTAACGAATAGTATTTATAGACAGCAGAAAAAGCTTGCTCTCTATAGACACATTGCTTATCATTATTATATGGAATGTATATATTTATCATAATAAAGTATTTTAGCTATAGCTCAAAGTAAAAGGATGAAAACCTTTGAGCTATAGCTAAGGGTCATGTAAAGCAAATTAAGACCCAGACTCACTTGTCAGGTCAATAAGGAAACCAGCAGTATTCTTGTCATCTGTTGCGTATTTATCCCAGTTAGCAGCAGTTGACAAATCAGAAGACTCTGGGTTAGACCCACCAGTAGAGGTATCCCAAGAATAGCCCATGACCTCGACATTAAAAGCACCCTCGCCGCGGAAACCAAGAGACATATTTTCCTGATCTGTAATAGGATATGAAATCATACCTGGAACCTGGGACTCAGTACAAATAGCTGCACCAGGCTGCAGACCAAAAATATAGTCAGCAGTACAAGCATCAGAGACCAGTACAGGTTTACCCATCGTACCAGGTTGGCCGCCATAAATTACAAGCCCTGCCTCTTCGTAGATTTTATCTGTAATAGCCTGATCCACGATATCGAAGTAGGTTCCTGAGTCCATAACCCAGATGGCAATACGGCCGAACTTATCACCCATAGTACGAAGGCCTGCGGACAAAACTTTTTTCCCATCAGAAGATAAAGTTTTGTCATCAACGATCATGGAAGAGTTAGCACTGATAGCTCCGGTCAATGCAGCAATAATGTGAGCCAGCTGACCAGCAAGGACGGCGTCCGCCATGTCCTGACCAACGAGCATAGAGAACTCTTCTGGATTACGGGCCCGACGTTTAAAGGCCTCTTCGGTAGTTGCATACGGTCCATACTTCCAAGGGACCTTTACACTAATCATTTCATCAGCACCGATTGCGGAGGGGGTTACTGTGCTAGTAGAAGTCACATCCCTAGCAGCAATGCTGCCACCAATCTGATAAAAAGCTTTTTTCTGAAAGTCCCCAGGGATTATAGTGTTCACAAGCCGCAGGGCATTTTGACTGTTCTGGTTAAAGACCTGAATCCTATCCTGAATCCGCTCTAGATATGAAGTCTGAGCAAGATCATTATAGATCTTCATTTCTGTTACAGTGGTAGCTGCCATTTCTTCTTTCTCCTTAAAATTAAAAGGGCCAACAATTCAAATGAGTGATTAGCTCAGCGAACCGTTGGCCCAAGTTTAATGCCCCGTTGGGGATTTCAACTTATCAAAAAAATAGTCAGTGCCCTGAATGAGTCGTAGACTCGATCTCAATGTCCCGTTAGGACAATGAAATCACATATTTATATTCATTATTATCATTAACAAATATTTCAACATCAATCAACAATTATTTTCAATATTTGCAAATTATTTTATGCCGGAAGCTTAAGGTAAGCATCCCGACCATGTTCTCGAATAAAAGCAGATTTCTGTTCCACATTCATTTCGGATCGTTTACCTGCTGCAGGAGTTCCCCCGTCTCCGTGCTGGTGGCCTGTACCTGATCCTTTAGAGCCTTGAATAATCGGAGCAAAGGAAGGATTGTTTTTAATTTCCTTTTTCAGGTCCTCAAGTGTCATTGCTGTTGGTTTCCCTTTATCGTCAAGAATCCGGATTCTAGGTTCACCGTCGTCTGCTTCCACTTTCATGCGTCTTTCGATGTGCGGATACAGTACTGCACTGCTGCCTTGAATTGCAAGCTCTGAAGCCAACCGTGTAGCTTCTGCCTGGACGGTCAATTTGTAGACCATAGACTCGTAAGTGGAAATCTTCTGCTGGCTCTCTTGCTCCAGGGCAGTAACCTTATCTTGCCAAGATTTCTCAAGTGCTTCTACGTCCCCTGCTTTCTTGGCAGCATCCAGAGCAGCTTTCTCAGCTTCCTTCTTTGCCTTTGCACGAGCGGCCAGAATTTCCTGGTTTTTAGACTCCAGCGCAGCGACCGATTCCCTCAGCTTCTCAACCTCTTTGTTGTCTGCCTGAGGGATACCATCAACAGACAGCCGAAACTTCCCGTCGTCTCCTTTTTCGTACAGTGGTTGGACAGATTCGTCAATACCTTCGAGCGATTCAACTTCAAATTTTAATGCCATTTTTTTGTCATCCTTTTTTAAATGTTATTTCATTATCTTGATCATCTCTCACTTTGAGATGAAGATCATCGCCGTATGCAATGTCTTCCGGTATTCCATCTGGATACGCATCGCATGCGGGTCTTTCTGTCATTTCTGTCCCGTCGGGTTGAATTACTCTGACGTTATGAATACAGCCTCTTGTGTAGCATTTCGGCTCAGCTAGCATTATTTAGTCTCCTTTTGCACCAAAATATTTATCAAAAAATTCTTCAATTTTTACAGGTAGTTTAATTCCAGCAGTACCGTAGCTCGGGTGCGACCACACAGAAAACGCTTCTGCAAATCCTTCATCGATATTAGTCGCTGCGTATTTTGAAATAACTTTTCTAATATCTTTAGATGCTATTTTCTTCCACTCTGTTACTGCTCCTTTTGGCATAATATTTTCAAATACATAATGACCGAACTCATGTCGAATTGTGTCTAGTCCCCCTGTTCCTGCTGAATAATATTTAGATCCTGTTTGTACTTTTGAAAATATTCCTTGCTTTCCTGCAATTTCGATGTTTCTAGAGTATACTCCTAAAGCATTTAACTCTAACCCAACTCTATCTGCGTCTTTTATTACTAAATTAACTTTTGCTTTATCAAATGTTTCTTTTAAAGATCTAGATTCAATTACACTTTTTAAATGTTCGTTTAATTTATTTGCGTAACCTGCTACTTGAGCTTGGTTTTCTCCTGATATACTTATTCCGTATGTTTTTAATTCATCTATCTTTTTTTGAACAATTGGTAACGGTTTTGCGGCTTTCGGTTTTACTTCAGGCTCTGGTTTCGGCACAGGAACAGGCTTACCCTCAGGAGCCGTATACTTCAAATCAATAGGCTTAGGTGCGTTGCCTGCAGCATCAATCTTTAACCCAGCTTTTTCAAAAGCAATAGGTTCGATAGCTTTCATCTCAGCAAGAGTCATAGGTTTAAAGTTCTTGCTCAACTGAAGCTCTGCAAATCTTTTAGATGTCAACCCACCATCACGGAGTAATTTCCCACGTGAGGGTCCAAGGATCGAGTCCTGAACGTTGGCAGGCTGACCTTTTAACCAACTGTAGTACGACTGATCGCTATCAACTTTATATACTTCACCTGTTGAAGGATCTCTTGCCGATCTAGTAGCGTCCTCATCTAAAACCTTAAACCTGGAGTCGAGGGCAGCGACCGTCGTAGTACGGCAGTTAATGTGAAATGGAGGCCTTGGGCCCTCCTCTAATGGGAATACTTGTCCATCGAGAGAACGGCAAATTGTGGACGTTTTAGCGTCCAATGTGGCGAAGATTCTAACCCCCTTAACAATATCACTGTTCTGATCCCAAGTCTCCTGCCTTGCTTGGTTCGCTGCATGTTGTAAGGACGTCCTGACTAACCCTTCAGTATCCCTTTTTACCTGAGCTAACGTTCCGCCTGTAAAATTTGCACCTGTGCCAACCACTTCTCTTACAATAGCAGCTGTAGTTTTTCCCTGGTAATAACCAGCAGTTATAACATTATTAACCCTATCAACTGTACGGTCTGACCAGTCACGAACAACCCCTTCAAGCAATTTACCTTTCATAGGTCCTTCAATACCCGTTAAAGGGGTCTTGAATATAGCAGAATTTAACTGAGAAGTGGAAGGTAAATTAAAGCTATGTTCCATCACATCATTTAGAGCTTTAGCTTCAAATCTAGATTCATATTTTGCAAGATCTCGAGCTTGAGACTTTAAGGTCTTGTAAGCCTCAGAATTTATTTCCTTCAGGTCAGAAGCTATATTTTTCTCTAACGCAAGCAATCGGTCTCGAGAAAATTTAGTTAGGTCCTTATTCGCTAATTGATTAGTAACTGAGTTCTTCATCTCCTCAAAAAACTGAGCATACTCCTTCACATTATGAGACTTTAATCGCTCATTGTGAGAGATATGCCGAGTTGCTATTTCAATCAATCGCTCTGGTGTAGTAGGCATGATTACTCTTCCCTGTCAACAAATCCAGACCAACCAACCTCTTCAGAAACTTCTTCCACTGTTTTGGTTGGCTCGATGAACCCATGTTTCTTACACCATTCAACGTAATCTGAGAAAGGCATAGCTCCTTGCAAGAGGCTGGCTACGATAGCTTGCAACTCCTGTGCCGTAGCTTGTGGTTTCACGTATTCTTGGTTAATACCATAAGCTATATCCTCAGGATTCTCATTCATAAACATAGCCGCATAGCCTAAA